GTTTCGAAAACCTCTCCGGGAAAACTCAGGAGAGGGAGGGGTCGAACCTGATCCTGACATAAACAGAAATGAGGTGATTTGAGTGAAAAAGAATGAGACATCGAGTGAGTTCGATCTCCTGATCGAGAAGGTCGCTGACGATCGAAAGATGATCGCTCGAAACCTCGTCGAAGAGCTGATCTTCATGAAAGAGACTCTCTCGATCCTGAAGGATCAGATCAGAGAGAACGGGACGATCGAACAATTCAAACAGGGGAAACAGGACTTTCTCCGGGAGTCTCCCGCTCTGAAGTCGTATAACACGACAGTTCAGCGGTATTCGCTCCTCTATCGTCAACTGTGCGATCTCGCCGGGAAGACGATCGAGGCTGAGAAGTCTAATCCTGTCTATGACTTTCTGAAGAGCGGTGACAACTATGTCGAATTACGTTGACGAGTATCTCGAGGAGATCAAGGCGGGGAGAGCGATCGTCTCAAAGCGAATTCGCCGTCAATATGAGAAGCTGTCTAACGACATCCATCGTCCGAAAAACGGTTTCGTTTTCGACCAGGCTAAAGCAGAACGACCGATCGAGTTCATCGAGAGATTCTGTCGTCACTCTAAAGGTGAATGGGCGGGAAGACCGCTGAAGCTCGAGCTTTTTCAGAAAGCTTTTATTTCATCTCTGTTCGGTTTTGTTGACGCTCAGACAGGTCTCAGAAAGTATCGGGAGACTATGTTCTATGTCGCTCGAAAGAACGGGAAGAGTGTTCTTCTGAGCGGTCTCGCTCTCTACTGTCTGATCGCTGACGGAGAACCGGGAGCGGAAGTCTATTCTGTCGCAACAAAGAAGGATCAGGCGAAGATCGTCTTCTCAGAAGCTCTGAACATGGTTCGACAGTCTCCTGATCTGATCGGGATCACGAAAAAGCGAAAGTCTGACCTCTATTTCCCGTTGACCTTCAGCAAGTTTCAACCGCTCGGAAAGAACAGCGATACTCTCGACGGGTTGAACGCTTCACTGGTGATCGTTGACGAGCTTCACTCGATCCGGGATCGGAATCTGTATGAGGTTATGAAACAGAGTCAGTCAGCTCGGAGACAGCCTCTTTTCATCTCGATCACGACAGCGGGGACGATCAGAGAGACGATCTTCGACGATCTGTATAAATACGCTTGCGGAGTCTGTGACGGTACGATCAAGGATGATCGTTTTCTCCCGATCTTGTATGAACTCGATCAGAAGAACGAATATCTGAATCCGATGTCGTGGGAGAAAGCAAATCCGGGTCTTAACACGATCAAGAAGATTGATGATCTGATCGGGAAGGTCGATCGGGCGAGGAATAGTCCTCATGATCTGAGCGGTGTTCTGACGAAAGACTTCAATGTGATTCAGACAGTATCGTCGACATGGTTGACTTTCGACGACATCAACAATACAGAGACCTTCGACATTAATCGTTTTCGTGGGTGGTATGCGATCGGAGGAGCTGACCTCTCGATCACGACAGACTTGACCTGTTCGACACTCCTGTTCGCCGATAAGGCCGGGAAGAAGTATGTCGAGCAAATGTATTTTCTCCCGAAAGACAATTTCGAACAGCGGGTCAGAGATGAGAAAATTCCCTATGATAAATGGCTGGAATCGGGTCTTCTGAGGCTTTGTGAAGGGAACTCGATCAATTATCACGATGTAACTCAGTGGTTCCTTGAAATGGTCGAAAAACACGAAATCTCGGTCGCTTGGGTCTATTATGACTCTTATTCGGCTCGTTATTGGGTCGAGGAGATGGAGTCATACGGATTCAAAATGATCAGATGTATTCAGGGATCGAAGACACTGTCTCTCCCAATGCAACAACTCGGAGCTGATCTTCAGAAGAAGCTCGTCAACTACAACAACAATCCTCTCCTGAAATGGTGTCTCACAAACACAGGTGTTCAGACCGATCGGAACGGAAACATCGTCCCGATCAAGGCGACCTCGGCGAAGTATCGGATCGACGGTCTCGCTTCACTCCTCGACGCTTATGTCGGTTTGTGTGAACATCTGAACGAATATCTTCAAGCGAATTGAGGTGAAACAAAATGAAAAAGAATCTGTATTTCCTGAAAGATAAGAAGTGTAAGGTCTATACGATCGACAACAATCCTCACAGTGTTCTCGATCCCGATGTGACTGTCCTGATCGGGGAGCTGTGGTGTTACACAAAACAGGTCAATCAGAATCTCGTCGCTGAAGCGGGTGCCATCTATGCAAACAGCGAGACGAGACTCTTCGTGTTCAACTACAACAAGGACATCACTCAAGGCTGTCTGATCGAATATCGTGACCAGTGGTTCAAAGCGACTCGAGTCGATACGACAGACGATTACAACGGAGAAATGTTTGTCTATTGCGAGGATCATGACAACGACTCGTCAGGATCAGGGAGCGGAGAAGGTGTTCCTCTGTTTGGATGATATACAATGTAATCAATGTATACATTGTATCTATTGTAAGTGTCAGCGGCAATGAAAACGTTGACACTTATTTTTGTGTTGAAAATCATGTAAACATGTGTTACAATAAATTCCCGAAGGGAGGCTCAGATCACGAAAGAAAGGAGTTAAGAAGATGAGTACACTCAACAAGGAAAAATTCGAAATCTATAAAAAGGTCGAAGAAGCGACTATTCCTCTTGACGATATCTCTACACTGTTATTTCACGCTGTCGACAGTTTTAACCTTGACAGCCTCGAGCTTGATGATTATGAGAAATTCGATCTCCTGAACAGCTATCGGACTCTTGGAAGTATACTCCTGACAGCGATCAGAGAGATCAATCATGTTAACGAGGATGTCAAGAAGATCATCGAAACAAAAGACTCAGACGATCAGGATCAGGTCATCGGCTAAAATAACAAGATCGGGAAGGTCTGAGCCTCCCTGAATTTTATCACGACAGGAGAAGAAACACAATGAAAGCGTATTTGATCGACACTGAAGCGAAAGAAGCTCGGGTCGTCGAGATCAGCGACGGTGATCATCTGACGGAGTATTACAAGCTCCTGAAATGCTATCTGATCGACATCACTCGTCGCAAGGTCGGCGGGAAGTATTTCGACATTATTGTTGACGATGAGGGTCTCTTCGCTGAGAAACCGACCGTCTCAGCGATCGACAGCAACGGAGACCCGGCTCTCGTCGGGAATCTCCTCTTCTGTAATCACGACGGTCAGGGCGGGGAGACGAGTCTGAGCGATACTGACATCGCTCTTCTTCAGGAGTTCACGACGGTCATCGATGTCGTCGACAAGAAGGGAAAGCGGGACACGGCGATCGTCGTCAAGAATGTCGACTATTAAGGAAGGAAGGTGATCAAATGAAGGTATTCTCAATCTGTAATCAGAAAGGCGGGGTCGGGAAGACGACGACAGCTCTGAATCTCGGAGCGGGTCTCGCTGATCAGGGGAAGAAAGTCCTCCTGATCGATCTCGATCCTCAAGGATCACTCTCAGTCTCAGCGGGTCAGGGTGATCTCTCAGCGGACGAGCTGACGACTTATGAGGTTCTCAAGGGAGCTGACATCAATCAGGCGATCAGGGTCGGGAGATTCGACATTCTCCCGACCGATATTCGGCTCTCAGGAGCGGAACTCGAACTCGGATCAGTTCCCGGGCGGGAGTTCCTGCTGAAAGAAGCTCTCGAGAAGCTGTCGACCGATTATGATGTCGCTCTGATCGACTGTCCTCCATCGCTCGGAGTCCTGACTCTGATCGGACTGACAGCCTCCGACGGTGTACTCGTCACGATCAAGACTGACTTCCTCGCTCTGAAGGGGATGACTCAGCTCTCAGACACGATCTCGATCGTCAGAAAGAGAATGAATCCGGGACTGAAGATCGCCGGGATCGTGGCGACATTCTTCAACGGGAGGCGGACTCTCGATCGTCAGGTTGTCAGCAACATTGAGAAATATTTTCCGGGGCAGCTCTTCGAAACAAGAGTTAGTCAGACGACAGCTCTCGCAGAAGCTCCCGTCAACGGAGTCGATATTTTCACTTATAACGAGAAATCAAACGGGGCGATCCAGTATCGAGCGATCGTCAGCGAATTAATTGAAAGAGAGGAACTCTGATCATGGCAAAGGAAAAATTTAATCTCGAAAACAGCGGTTTATTCTCTCAGATCGAAGAACCGATCTCGATCAAGAAATCAGCGGGGAGACCGCTCAGTGATAAGATCGTCAGAACAAACACAGCTCAAGAGGGTCTCCCTGAGACGCTCACTCGAGCGACATTTATTGTCGATGTCGAGACACTCGAGACTCTGAAAAATTACGCTTATACAGAAAGACTCTCGATCAAAGAGGTCGTCGATCAGGCTCTGAAGGAATTCGTCAGCAAGATCGATAAACAGAAGTTACTTGTGAGACCTGAGAAACAGAGGTGATCTGTGTGATCGTGTTTACAGATAATACAAAGGCTTTTGATGTTATCGAGACCGCTCAGATTCTCGGAGTCGCTGTCTCAACGATGAGGAAATATCTCTCCGACGGTCTGATTCACGGAGAGCGGATCAAAGAAGCAAAGTCGAAAGTGTACATCACTCAAGACGAGATCAAACGTTTCGTCAAAGAGAGGTGTATTCAATGATCTTCAAACCTACTCCTGAACAACGGTCTCAGCTCGAGTCGCTCGACATCAAGTATAAGATTCTCATCGATCAGAAAGAGGAAGAGTTGAACAGATATCAGGCTCCCGATCAGGCTCTCGAATCTGTGACCGCTCCTCCTCTCCCTGACGCTCCTCACAGGCCGAAAAAGGCCTCAAAAGAGGCGATGAAGGAATATCTCAAACAGGTCGAAGAATACTCGGAAAAAGTCAAAGAACACAATGCTCTTGTAACCGAACAATACGACGCTTGGCTGAACTCAGCCTCTCCCGAATGGAGACAGCTCAGAGAGGAACTGATCGACCTCGATCTGAAGCACGCTGACGAGAGGCGAACCTTGATCGCTCAGTTCGAGCGGGAACACTTCTCTCGGCTTGGCGGGAGCAAAGAGAACATTCTCAACGACGCTCGAGACCAGGCCTCGACACTGATTCTCAATCGCTTCGATTATTATAAGAAGGTCGCCGAAACGGGGATCGCTGACGGAGAGGAGATCACTTCTTTCTCAGCTTACGATCTCAGAGTCGGGAAAGACAACTCGGAAATTTGGCTCGACGCTCTGACGATCGCTGAATCGATCAAAGAGAACATAAAACTTCATTATGAAGCTTTGAAATCTGATCCTGACGGTATCAAACAGCTCGACAATATCGTTCTCACGACAGTCAGATCAAGTCCTTATGTCTCGAGTCATCAGGGAGAACGAGAGAAAGACCTGACCTTCAAGATTAAGAAGAAACGGAAACCTCGCTCAAAGAAAACGATCACGACCTTCTCAGACGATGTCGATCAGAGGTTCTTTATGTTTTCGACTACTCAGACAAAAGATGTTCTGTTCAATCTTCTCTCGAGCGACGGAGATGTCAAAGAGACCGCTCAGATGATCAACGCCGTCGGCAAGAAAAAAGAGGCGATGATTTTCTCAGGCGAAAATAGTCGAGCGATTCAGGTCAAGACAAAGAACGCTCAGACAATCATCGAGGTTCTCGGATCAGCTTCTCAGAGGCTCAGTTCTCGAGAAGCGAAAAAGGTTCTTCACTTTGTCGAGGCTGAACTCTATCAGCGTACATATTACAAGGGGAGGATGAACGACGAGATCGTCAGCTTTCCTCTTCAGAAGATGGTCGATCTGAAGCTCTATACTTCACTTCAGAACGCTCGAAGGGCTTTCTACAATGCTTCGAATGTTCTAACCGCTCTCCGGGTAAGCGCAACGGTGAAAGCTGGATCGAAAGAAGTCTCGATCAGCGACGACGGGAACGCTCGAATAGTCTTGTTCCCGACGATGTTAGTCGAGAACGGTCAGTGTGTCGTCAGACTGAATCGTGATATTAATTGGTCGCCGTTCCTGAAAGACTTCTTCCTCATGCCTGACTCATGGTGGTCTCTTCCCGACAATGCCTCTGATCTC